ATTACCCAAGACCCAATAAACCAGATAATTTTCGTCTTTGATATTTACCAACTTAATAGTGTGCATTTCTTTTTTCGGTGGTTCAACTCTTATAGGATTCCGTTGATTGTATAATATAATACAAGCGTTTTTAATACACTGAATGTTACCAACTAACTGTACTGCCATTGGTGCGCCACGCATGTAATTTGACATAACGAGGTTCCCTAGGATCCTAAACCTATCCTTAACCTTCAACCACGAAGGATAATATACACGAACGTCGTCACTGATACGATAAGAACTGGTATCAGAGTTTTCTTTCACAATCTTTATGAACCGATTTTCATTGATTATACCTTGAATTGCTCTTTTCCATAAGTTTCTCAGGGCGCGGTCAAGCCGTGCGCGCCGGCGGGAGTCGGCGGCGGCCAGGCTTGATACAATCTCCTGAGAAACCCGCAGCGATGCGATCTCCGTCTCGATCTGTTGTATCGGCGTCTGTTGAGAAGCCCTCTGTAAGTTTATGCCGGGATTTATCCTTTGCCCGCACGTTGATCTGTTGTGACCCGCTTGTCTGCATATACTACACGGCATTGAGAATGATTTATTTGATCAACTCCTAACAATCAATCAAGTCAAATTTTTTAAGAAATTATTTTGTTTCTTGTTCTTTCTAAATAATTTAAATTCGCCTTCTTTATTGTAGCCCAAGCATTTATTATAAAAAATATTGTTTATATAAACAACAGGGGGAATATAGCAATCATAAGTAATATTTACTGAATTTAAATATTCCTGTTTTGTAAGATCACCACCATAATCAATTAATCTTAATTTAGATAAAGGTATTTTTATTCTATCGATAGTATTACATTTCATATTTACATAGAAATTTAATAAATAATATTTATCCCAATATTCGTTATCATTATATGTTTCGTAAATATATCTACCAGCACATTCATAGCAGCAGAAATTACCATTCATGTTAAATACATTATTAATATAACTTACAGGGTGACTATAAATTTCACCTTCTATATCATAACTACAATTCCAGCATTTATTATTATTATTGTTTATATATTCGCATTCTTGAAAATCAACTGAGGCATCGTTTGGTTTTATCGTTTCATCGGTCACCAAAATTTGTGATTGGGGTTTTTTAATACATGTAATGAGAACACTATCTAAACTATTACTATCAAAAACCGGATTAATATTTGAAATAATTTTATTTTTGGGTTTCCTACCTCTCTTTTTTTTAGGTTCAGTCATTTAAAAATAAAGATTACTTTATTCTTTAAGTTTAAATAGTAAATAAAAAAAATAGTAAAATTTTAAATGGGCGAAATTCATTTAGATTTTTTAAATTTTAATACAATACTTTTAACTCTGTTGATCTTATTAATTGGCGGATATCTATATTATGAAATTTACAAGATTAAAATTACACTAGCAGATATGAACTTAAGATTAAATTATTGTATGGATTATTATGATAATGATAATTCAAAGAGAGAACATGATTCACCCATGGCTCCAAGCCTAAATGGAGAAATGAATAATATTCCTAATATTGAATTAGATAGTAGAATATCTATTGATGCTATTGATACTATTGATGCTATTGATACTATTGATACTATTGATGCTATTGATACTATTGATACTATTGACACCTACAAAGAGGATGTTCGCGATATAAAACGACAAATGGCTTCGTCAAGAGACTCAGATAGTGATTCTGATAGAGATTCTGATAGTGGTTCTGATAGTGGTTATAGTGGTCCTGATATATCCCAAGAGGAAATAGAAAAAGACTATGGTAAAACGCAATTTGGCAATGAAACAAATAATGCGAGCATAGATGATATTCTTTCAGATAAGGTAATTATCATGGATAACAGTTTATCTGATATTTTAAATATTGATAATGATTTATCGAATATAGATGAATTTATGCTAACTATTAAAAATAGTGAACCAAAGAAAGAATATAATGAAATGACGGTTTCGGAATTGAAAAAAGTCTTAATTGAGATGAACTTACCAGTGAGTGGAAATAAAACGAAATTAATTGAGAGAGTTTTAGAAAATAAAAAGTAAATTTTTTTTCTAAAACAACATTATAAATATGAATATGAATAATATGAAAGTTACAGACAATGTTGAATTGGATTTTCCGGCGAGAATGAATGATGGTCGTATGTTCACAGATTATCGGCAAAATTGCACACTGAACAATAGTATGAGTAAGCAGATGGGTAGTTGGGAATATAGGGATTATTTAACGAATAATGCTTCCCAAGTTCATCAAAGTGTCTTGAGTAATCTTGAGGCGCAGGTGAAATGTAATAAATGTAGCGATAATACGGTATTGCCCGCTAAAACATTACTCAATTGTTCGCCAGAAAGTTGTACTTATCAGATGAATGATCCAAATGGTTTAGGACAAGACCGAATCTTTTAATTTATTGCTCTCCGTTGCTCCCTTTGCTTTGCTCTCCGTTGCTTTGCTCCCTTTGCTTTGCTCTATTGCTTCCAGTTATTTTTACATTCTAAACAAGTAATAAATTGCGTCATGGGTTCATCGGCGGATCTGGTCTGGAATTCATAATAACTACAAGAGCGACTCCCACATTTACCACATTTAAACATATCAGTCATAGCTTCAGGTTTTAGTTCATATTTTAATTTGTCTTTTTCAGCGAGTTTTAATAATAATTCACTCCATAATTCGGGATAAATATCATACTTTGATAAACTGGATATTTTTGTAGGATCTATTTCGTTGTTTAATATTTTATCTTTGAAGTTTAAATTGCCTAAATATGAATCACCTTTTAAATTACTATAAATACTTCTAATACGACTCAGATATAAAGATTTGAAAATATCGTTTTCCCAGTTTTTGATTATACCATTTTCACTTGAATACTTAAGACATGAATTATAAATATCTTTTTCCATTTGCCGACTTTTTTTATCATCTTGTAATACCTTATGAAACATAGTGAAAGATGAATTGCGAATATGCGACTTAAAACTACTATTTTCCATATTATGTATTACTAAAATTATTTATTTAAATAAATAATCAAATTTAGTTAAATATTTAGATCAATATTCATTGTTATCATAATCAAGTTCCGCACAACTATGATTAATGATTTCATATTCTTCTATCGTCGCATCATATTTATATTCTTCCTTATCTTCTTCCTCTTCATCTACTACGTCATCTGAATTATAATCACCGTATTCTCCATATTGATCACTATAAAATACACTATATTCCCCGATATTTATATCCAAATAATTTACCTTGTACTTTAAGATAAAAATATCACCATATATTTTTTTAATAGACGAATCCTCCTCAATAAAATCACTCTTACCTGACCGAGGTAAATCGTGAATATTTTCAAAACCATATTCACCATCATACCACCCATAACAAATAATCTTAGAATTATCGTATTCCCAAGTATATAATTTTTTTATATCCCCCGAACCTTGACTTTTGGATATCTTATGAAAAAACTTCTCAACCGTTTTACCATTATATTTTATCTCATCCATTCTACCATCTTTGAAAATCTGGATTAATTTCATAATATTATTTAAATAATAAATAATATTTTTAAGTATAAATGGACAAGATAACTTTTAAATCTAAAAATACCTTTGAGGATAGATATAATGAATCCGAAAAAATAAATAATAAATACCCCCATAGAGTTCCAATTATAGTAGAAAAATGTAATAAATCTACTCTAATTGATATAGATAAAAATAAATTTTTAGTTCCTGAAGATTTAAATATGAATCAATTTGTTTATATTATTCGTAAACGTATGAAACTAGATAAATCACAGAGTATATTTCTAATGGTGAACGATTCCGTGTGTCCCAGTAACACTCCTATTAGTGTAATTTATGAAGATCATAAAGATAAGGATGGATTTTTATATATAAAATATGCAAGTGAGAATACATTTGGCTAAACGGTTAAATAAACAAGTGTATTAACAAAATATTTTTATATACTTATATCAATAATGAACAATTATATTATTATCGCTATTTTATTAATAGTCTTATATTTCTTATATAAACCCGATATTTCATATAAACCGTCGCAAGAAGAAATACAGAGTGAAAACTATGTAGATGTAACAAAATCGGTACAAGATTTTCCTTATCCACAATTAAGTAGAACATTTAAAAAATTAAGTCGCGGTGAATCTATTTTACCGTCTACAGATGAGTCTTTACCTGATGGTAAACAAAGCTTAGAATTCGTGAGGACCGATGGCAATGCTAGGTCAAGGATGTATTTACCCGATTATCATCGCAAAGATAGATTAAGTGGTGACACACTTGGTTCAGAAGAATATAGACCCTTCTTAACCGATAATAAAAAATCAGAGAATTCATGGACCGACACAAATGTTTCAGAACATCCTAAATTTTATAATTCAGAAGTGAAAGACGATTTGACAAATATAGGATCGTTTTTCGATAAAAATAATAATTATAGTGATAAAACTACGGCGAATTCTGAACCCTTAGTATCGGATAGCTGCTATAAAGATCGGTTCGGTAATCAGTTCTGTGAAGATAATACTCGTCTTCAGAATATTCCACCTAAACTCATGAGTGACCCAAATTCACCTGTATTAAATACTATCGGATTTTATAAAGATAATAATAGAATTGACGATATGAAAGATAAACTTATGAATGGCGGAACCTTTTATAATAATATAAAAGGATCTATGACTAATGAAACATTCTCATCCTATAATAATAATCCTTTGGAAATATCTATCAGTTTTTAAGATAAATACATCTCTCGTTCACTTCAATCTCATATTTCTTACACCACGATAACGCTAAAGACAATTGTTTTTCACTTGGAAGACCTTTATTGAAACCTCCATTTATCATATTTATCCCTTTATTAATACTTTTCACCTGCTGAATAGTGTAGTCAAAAATAAATTTTAATAAATTTTCATAAAATATTTTATTTACTTTTATATTTAATTTTAAATCATTCAATGATCTACACATTAGATTGACAATTTCTTTATTATATCCTTTAAATTTCAAACATACGATATACTTCTCACTATTACAATTCCTACTTGTTTTGGGTTTATACAAATACACCTTTTCATAAGATAAATTTAATAAATACAATAGTTTTAAAGTTTCTATATTAAAAGTATCAAATATTTTACATATGAAGGTCCCATTTATCTTTTGTAAATTAAGAGCCATGAAGATTTCACTGTAAATCAAGCGTAAAGAATTTATTTCCTGATTGGAATAATCACTCGAGTAATCAAAACCACCATCACCCGTAATTAATTCGCAATTACTCTTGCCTAAGCGATCTATCATACTTAGCATATTTGGAAGATCACAAATATCACCGGTGCCTTTATGCCCGTAAATATAATTTATTTTATATTTTTTTATCTTATTATTCCAGAGAGGAATACTTTTATCGTCCGATAATAAAGAATTAGCATATATATTTATCGTTTGATCACCTGATAAATGAATCAACGATTCTATAAATCCACCTGGGGCTTCGGCTAAATGACAAGTATTCTTTATATCCTTGATAGACAAATAAAAATCATAGAAAAACTCTCTGAATTTAAAATAAGACCTACTGACCGGCGAGACACTGGATATATTTTTTTTACGATACGATGAATAATAAACATATTCATAATCATGAATACTTTTTTTCACCTGATTCCATTCAGTATAATGCTCGTCAATTTTAGATTTTGTTTTATTTAATTCACCCCTCAAGTATTCTAAGATATGTAAATCTCCTGTATTTATAGTTTCTCCTCTCTCATTTGTTTCATTGGTTTCATTTGTTTCATTGGTTTCAGTGGTTTCATTGGTTTCATTGGTTTCATTGGTTTCATTGGTTTCATTGGGAAACGATTGACTTATTAAGTACTTCATGAAAATAATATCTAAATTGTTTTTAAATTATAAAATATCATATTTATAAAATTTATATATATATAAACATACCCCCAAGAAGATCTAAACGAACTATATCAAAACGCGCCAGAAGGTCTAAACGAGCTAGATCAAAACGCGCTAAGACAATGAGAAGAACTAAGAGAAGAACAATGAGAAATAAATTATATGGTCAGAAGGTCACTGAAGCACTCACCAAGGCTCGGGCTCGGGTTCGGGTTCGGGCTGATTTACAAACTCGGGAAAGGATAGTCACGCAGTATACGATGAATTATTAAAGCTAGCGGATCTTGGGCCTAAAATATCAGCGGAGCGTGATAAAATACCCATGGTAACACAAGGCTGGATAATTGTGAAGGGAGGGAGTGCTCAGGGTTCAGTTCGCCTCAACCGGGATTTGGCATTGACCCCGATGCAGATGTTCGAGGCACAAAACGCAGGAGAAGGACAAGGAGACAATACTGAAGAAAGAAAAATAATAATTGTAGATATGGGATTATTAGGTTATACGGAGCACACAGACGGGCGCTTCTGGCCAAGAGATCAAGTCGCCAAACCGGATGACATACTTAATAATATAAAACTTGCTGCAAAGCATAATACATATGTTAAACCAGGAGTATCATTTGAATTAATAAGACAAAAAATAAAGGAAGGATTTACAATAGAGTTTGAAGATGACGAAGATAGAGCTAAACTTTAAACTTTCTGAAAGATGAACCAATTATTGAAACCGCTCAACTCTCTAAGAAGACTATTCTTTTCTTTGAGTAACCCTAATGCTTCAGGGAAATACTGTTTCAGCGATAAATCTTGGGAATAGAGTTTATCCAGATTATTGATCATCTTCTCAAATCCACCTAAGCCGTCCATATACGATAAATCTGAATTATCAAAGAAACCTCTAAAATCTTTTTTCACTGACGGCTTAGTTAATACTAAATCATATTCTTTCATTATTTCAATGAATAGTTGGAAATTCACTAAATATTCGGGAATCGTTTGACCGATACTATTCATATAAACATCGATCTGCTGGCCAAAGAGTTTCTCAATATTGTCTTTACTATAATTAAAATCATCTAGTTCGTATTTCTTTGTTAAGCTAAATACCTTATTACCGAACTCATCTATCATTTCTAAGTGATTATTTTCTAAACTTTCTAACCGCTGAAAGACTTTCATGCCATCGTAGCACGTACCGATGAAATGACCACCCTTTTTAATGTTTTCGGAAATATTCTGAATGTAAGTTCTCAAGGTAATTTCATCTTTGAAATAATAATGAATAGAGAATTGAGATGAAACAATATCAAATCCCTTTTTACATAATCCCTTATATTTAGGCACGAGTGCTCTTAATTCTTTTGGTAAGGACTTTTGTCTATCGTATAAGATATCTATTAATAAACGATTTCTCGCAATATGATCTCCGACACCTCCTTCGCCACCCGAAATAGATTTACTTGTATCATATTGTAAGAATAATGCTTTTCCCTTATTATTTTTCAGATAATATCTTTTTGCCGCCTTATTAATATCATTTGAGATATCTAATCCTAATAAGAAGTCTATATTATTTTCACTTCTCATATATTTATTAAGATCACCACCCCTCCCAATACTGGTATCTAAGATTGTAATGGTTTTATTACCAATGGATGTAATACTGCGAATAAGTTTATCTTTCAGATAATTATGAAACTCTCTTAGAGGATTATCTGCATATGAATCAGGATTTTCAACATAATAATCACTCTTTTCTTCGCCCACAATGAAATCAATTTCACTTAAATCGCGGCCCGTGATATATTTTTCTAATACTGGATACTGAATAGTAGCCCATACATTATCGGCGGTATGACTATCATTGGGTCTCGTTTTATCATCTCTAACTCTTAATGGTATCCATTGATAACCAACTGGATTATTAGGTTCGTATCTCATTTCATAAATTCCCCGATCGTGGAGGATAGTTTTATCTTTCTGACACATTAATTTATCATTTGTTAGCGGTATATTACAGATATACATACTATCAGTTGATGGAGGATTAAATAAGATTTCATTCTTCTTCCGATGATCATAACCCATAATTTTCCACGTAAAATCAGTCGTTACATCCTTATTGATATCGTATCCGACATATAATTTAACCTGCTGACACTTGATAATCTTATTATGCTTTGTAAAACTTGATATTTTATTTGTATTTTTATTTTCGTCTTTCACGAATTCTATTCTGAAATCAATCGTATTTTCTTCGGGTGGTTTCCATTTGTAATTTTGATACCATGTTACACCGATATTATCTACAACAATATCTTCACTATTAGAAGAGACAGGATAATTCATAGGCATGAATATTAAACCATCAATATTATATTCATAATTATCTTTTTTATCTAAATCTAAGATCTTTTTGCTCACTTTACCGATACCACCTAAATTAGTATAAATAGATGGGTCTTTCTTATCCTTCTTTAACGATTTAGGTCCTTCATAGTATCGTTTATACCCGATGCGTATCGTATCTTTCAACTGAACATCTTTATCATCTTTGCTCCATCTCATATTATGGATACCACCTTTCTCGGTTAAACTACTCGGTTTAATATTAACCTTGTTCTGGAAATCATTGAGAATTTTATGACGAGACGGTAGATTGACTTTATTTAACCAAGGATACGTGTAAGGTTGTGCTGGATATTCACCATTATCCATATAATATATATCAAATATCATGTATAATTTTATATCTTTACCCAACCGGTCCTTTGTAATATATTCCCCATCTAGAATACAATTTTTATAATTATTAAATTTCATACCCGTATAAATTATTTCTTTTTTCTGAGTAATTAAATAACCCTCACTATCTAAATCAATAAATAATTCAGCGCGGATACCATCGGCCTTCTCTGTCACCACGTAGCCATTTAAAATACTATGTGGGTTATCTTGATTTAACATTTCTAAACTCATTGATACCGGTTGTGGTCCTAAAAACTTAATAAAATCTGAATTTTGCTCGGTCAGTATTTTATAACCCTCTAAAATAGCATCGCTTTTACGATTACTTACTAAGAGTTTAGTCTCATTAATTTCGCTTAACAATTGGCCAATGATTTCACCGTACTTAAACGATACAAAGTCCAAAAATCTATTATCCTTTGTTAAATTATTATTACTTTTGGGTGCCCAAGACGGTTTATTAGCACCTGCTTTTAACTTTACATCTTCTTTATCATCCAGACCATAAATATACTGAAAGGGCACATAAAATGTACCATCAAATCCTTCACTTAATTTCTCTTGATAAACATCATTGTACTCTTGTAACCTGATTGCATCTTCAGTTGAGGGCGGAGGATAAATAGTGTATTTTACATAATTCGCGTTTTCAGGTGCTCCTTCAAAATCGCCGGTGAAATTCTCTGTCACGCCGTCAAATAATATTTCTTTATCATTTTCTTTAATTAACCAGAATAAGAACCAATTTTTATCTAGAGACCAATGATACATATAGATTAAATTCATCGGATTACCCTTTAGGCTGGCCGCCTTTGCCCAAGGAGTGTTCATCGTAGGTTTAGGTTCCATAATAATACTCTCTACATCTACACTAACACTATCAACAATATCAATGTTATCATATTCACTCAAGAAATCATATCCATCATTCGTATCACCGAGATAATAATTAGAACCTTCGTGAGAAAATCCAACTTGCTCAATATTGCTCGATAACGCTATCTGCGCCTCATAATCCTCTTCTGACATAGTCTGTGCATCCCAATCACTAAAAACTCTCTTGGAAAAATCTACAATGGGATATGATCCATCTACTTTATGATATCCTATATATTCAATTTCTAATTCATAAACTTCTTTACCCGTTAGAATACGAGAATCTACTAAATTCTTTGCTAAATTATATGTTCTGCGTTTAGGATTGTAGCTATTACTTTTCACCGCCGTGATATCAATCCGAAATAAATTATCATTTGTCTTAAATGAAAATCTCTTCTTATAGCGATAATATTTTAGGGAATCTTTTAAATCGTCTTTAAACTTGATTACATCGGGATCATCGATATCTAATAAGATTTCCTGTTTAAGATTCATTCTGAAATTATAATCTGTATTCACAACCGTATTAAAACTTAAGGATGGATTTTTATCATCTTTTACAGATGTTTTTTTCATGAAAGATACAGTAGGAATATCTACTATTGAATTCGTTTTACAATATTTCTTGATACTCTGAACACCCGAAATACTACAGCGAATATTCGTTAGACCGCTCTTTTCTAATTTAACATATTGCGATCGGATATCTAGATCATTCTTTTCGCCGACAAATTTATAATTTTGTCTACAGAAATTTAAAACTCTTAAAAATTCGGGCTTCTTCAAACTATTGCGAGGATGAGAACCATATATCCATTCCAATTCATATTCCGAGTTCACGAGAGACTTTTTTAAAAATTCTCTAGTATTTTCATAAGGACCACCTTTCCGATTGGTAGTTAAGATGTTCATTTATAATATAATGTATTAGTTATAATTTTTAAATGAATAAAAAAAATCAAATTTAATAAATTCCCCACAAACAAAATTAAAATATTAAATAGTATATAAATGGTGAATTATACGTTTCATATTGATTCAAGTGATCGGGGTGGCAAAAACGTGGAGGTAGATGTGGATGAGGATACAACTTTTGATGAATTATATCGGTTAGTTTCCAATGCGCTTGTAGGCCATGAACTTATGCATATTGATTTACATTTGGTCACATTGGAAGACGAGAGCCTGATTCAGGGAAAGATGAATCGAGGCGCCTGGGTGAGAAATTTTCAGCGGTACAGGAATGACGAATTGGAACGGAAAAAGTTGAGTCCCACCAAAGATAAGAATGTATACGAATGGCTTTTGGACGGAGATGTTATAGAGTATACGAGAACCGCGCTGGCACGAGGGTTTGATGGGTCCGCGTACGGAGATGGGAGAGGCCTGAAGGGTGGGGGGGGGAGAGGTGGTGGTTCAAGAAAAAGAAGAAAATCTAAAAAAAGAAAAGCACGTAAATCACGTAAATCACGTAAATCACGTAAATCTAAGACGAGACGTAGAAGAAGATAAATTATTCTGAATAATGATTCATAATTAAACTATAAATCCAACTTATACATATTGATTTCATCGTATAAAATACCCTTCGTTTTATTCTTACCCTCCGTTTTACCCTTACCACTGATTTTTAAATCAATATTACACTCTGTAGCAATCTTCTTGAGATCGTCAATTTTGTATTTACCGATGGCATCTAAATGTAAATTATAGATTCCTTTGATATCGCGTTTCACATCATCTATAAGTTTTGTCTTGCTAAATAATGTTTTAAGATCTTGATTAGGATATTCTTTATCATTTACTACTTTGATTTTATGATTCTCAAAACTTAGATAAATCTTAGGATAATTTTTGATACACGTATGATAAGCGACATTTTGATGAACAATGACAAAATGTCTTTTATAGTATTCGTTCAGATAATAGATACTGGATACATGGTTGATTCTCTTATCAAAGAGTTGTAATCCTTGCTGAACACTATGAGATTTCATAGTCTTGTGAAATTGATAATTTTTAAAACTATTATCGTCTTCGTCAATCTTGGAGCAGATATCCATAATTTTCTTGGATAAATATAATTTCTTTTCTTGATCATCTAAACTACTATACATCGGGTCAAATTCCGATACGATACACTTAATAAATGTAGGATAGTAAAATTGTTTTACTGTATGATTAGTAGGATTATGATTAGTAGGAGTAGTAGTTTTCACCTGATCATGATTAGTAGATTCATCTGCTACACCTGATGTATCCGCTACACATGCTGTATCTGCTACACCTGTTGTAGTCTTACCTTCAATATATTTTGATTCTTTAATCTTATCCGTGAAATTACAGTCTTGGTTCAGATCGTTTAGTAAATCAAAAATCATCTATAGTTTATTATAGATAATGTAGTTTTAAATCAAATTTAGTTATAAAAAA